AAAAGATTTCAGAACTAGAAGGTAGAATTAATGAGATGATGGAAGAGCAAATCCAGACAAAATCAACTAATTCAAAACTAGTTAAGGAACAGGTATTATCAGACGTTTCTTCTGATCTTGCCGAAACAGAGATTGAAAAGTTTAAGTCACTTATCGAAGATGTAGATTTTACTAACGAAGAATCTTATCGTGAAAAACTAGGTACTCTAAAAGAAAGTTATTTTCCAAAGAGTGCTCCAGTCGTGACTGAAGCAATTGATGATGTAGAAACTGGTATCGCACAGGACATTGACACTTCTGACTCAATGGCAGCATATATGTCCGCTATTGGTCGAACAGTTAATAGTGCAAAATAAACAATTTTATAAATAGTAGAAAAATATAAGGAGAAACAAATGTTTCAAACAGAACATCTACAAGAAAAGTGGTCGCCAGTCCTTCAACACCCTGATCTTCCAGAGATCAAGGATAGTTACAGGCGTGCCGTCACTACAATCATCTTAGAGAACCAAGAGAAAGCTCTTAAAGAAGACAAGAACTTCTTGACAGAGACAGCTCCAACTAACTTTATCGGTGGTAATGCATCACTAGATACATGGGATCCAATTTTGATCTCACTAGTCAGACGTTCTATGCCTAATCTTATTGCATATGACATCTGTGGTGTACAACCAATGACTGGCCCAACAGGTCTTATCTTTGCAATGAGAGCAAGATTTGCATCTATGGATGGTGCAGAAGCACTTGCAGACGAGGCAATGCCTGGTAATGCAGATGCATCTAACCAAAACGCAGCTGGTACAATCGGTGGTGGTGATGTTGGTTCAACAGAAACTAACCCTGCTGTACTAAACGATAGTCCTGCTGGAACTTATACTAGTGCAACTGGTATGACTACAGTACAAGGTGAGGCACTTGGTGACTCTGGTACAAACGCTTTCGGTGAAATGGCGTTCTCAATTGAAAAGCATACTGTTACTGCTGTAACAAGAGCTTTAAAAGCTGAGTACACTATGGAACTTGCACAAGACCTTAAAGCAATTCATGGTCTAGATGCTGAAACAGAACTTGCAAATATTCTATCTGCTGAAATTCTTGCAGAGATTAACAGAGAAGTTGTAAGAAACATCTACGTTTCTGCCGTAAAAGGTGCTCAAGTAAATACAACTACTGCTGGTATCTTTGACCTAGACACAGACTCAAATGGTCGTTGGTCAGTTGAGAAGTTCAAAGGTCTAATGTTTGCGATTGAGAGAGATGCTAACGCTATCGGTCAACAAACTCGTAGAGGAAAAGGTAATATGATCCTATGTTCTGCTGATGTTGCTTCTGCACTTCAAATGGCTGGTGTTCTAGATTACACTCCTGCTCTAAATAACAACTTGAATGTTGACGATACTTCAACAACATTTGCTGGTGTTATGAACGGAAGATACAAAGTATATGTAGACCCATATGCTGCAAACGTATCTGCATCACAATACTACGTTGTAGGTTATAAGGGAACTTCCCCATATGACGCTGGAATGTTTTACTGTCCATATGTACCATTGCAAATGGTTCGTGCAGTTGGTGAAAGTTCATTTCAACCAAAAATTGGTTTCAAGACAAGATACGGAATTGCCGCAAATCCATTCCATACTGGTACAGTCGCTGCTGGTGCTGATGGTGCGATTTCTATCTCATCTGCTACTAATAAGTACTACAGAAAAGTTAAAGTTTCTAACCTTATGTAAAATACTTAACCAACCTAAGAGAGAGGGGTTTATCCCCTCTTTTTTTTGTTATAAATACTAGTATGACAACAGAAACCTCGCCACTAAACAGACAACCAGACAAGTTGGATTATAGTAGTCCGACTCAGTTTAGGTTTATGATTAATCAATTACCAAAGGTGCAGTTCTTTACAACTGCAGCTAATATTCCAGATTTATCTTTAGGTGAAGCAGTAATACCAACACCATATAAAGACATACCAATTATGGGAGATAAGATAACTTTTGGTAATTTAGATGTGAGTTTTATTGTTGATGAATATTTAGAAAACTATGTGTCAATACATAACTGGATAATTGGTATTGGTTTCCCAAAGAATAGACAGCAGTTTAGTTCTTTTAGAAGTGATACATCTAATAATCCAACGTCTGCAAAAACTGTTTCTACAGATAGAGTTGGAAATGCAACACCAGATAGAGGTATGTATTCTGATGCAACTCTTACAATACTTTCTAATAAAAATAATCCTATTGTAGAAGTAAGATATTCAGATATGTTTCCAGTATCTTTGAGTGGATTAAGTTATAGTCAAGATGCAACTGATGTTACATACCAAACAGCCGAGATTAGTTTTCGTTATAAATTATATGAGATAGTGACTTTATAAGTGAGATAATATGAACCTTGACGAATTGAAACTACAAGTCCAGAGAGACTTGAAAGTAGATGATGAACATCTAGATACAGAATCATTAAAAAACCAAGAAATTAAAGCAGTTTACCTAGACCACAAATCTAGATATGAACTTCTTTTGTATAGAGCAAAAGGAGATTATAAACGATTATATCGTGAAAAGTGGGAATACTATGGTGGTAAAGCTGATGCAAAGATATATGCATCTAAACCTTTTGACCTCAAAGTTTTAAAGACGGACTTATCAGTTTACATTACATCTGATGAGGAAGTTATAAACGCAGAGAACAAGATTGGTTACTTAGAAACAGTCGTAGACTATATCAAAGGCGTTATCAAGTCAGTTGATAATCGTGGTTGGGATATTAAAAATGCGATTGAATGGAAGAAATTTGAAGCAGGAGCAACATACTAATGATAATTGATGTATATGATAACTTACTAGAACCTCATGTCGCAGAAATGATTGATATGGAAATGAAAGAAGTGACATGGAAATATGATTATAATTCTCATAAAGACGGAATTAATAAACATTGGCATAGATTTTGTGGACATGAAACTATAGAAGAACCTTATAGTTTTATTAATTATATTTGGGATACTGCTAAATACAAATATAATTTTGAAGAAAAATATAAGGTTAAAAATTTTAAAAGAGTTTATTGTAATGCACACACTCATGGAATAGAACCACATTTACACCATGACGATGGCGATTTTACAATGATATATTATCCAATATTAGATTGGAAACCAGAATGGTTGGGTGGTACTACTGTTTGGAATGAACAAAAAAATGAAATAGAAAAGTATATTAATTATATAGGTAATCGTTTGTTTGTTTTTGATGCACATTTACCACATCAAGCTATGGCTGTTTCTAGACAATGTTATAGATTGAGAACTTGTATAGTTTTTAAAACAATAAGAAGTGATGCAAATTCTGATAGATTGGGGTTTTATAAAACATGAACTATTCAGTAATAAACTTTCCAAATGATATTATACAAGATGTATTAAGAAATAAAGAAGACACCTTGACGAAAGGTAATATAAATGATGCAAGTGGGTTAACAAAAAGAAACTCTAGTGTATCATGGATAAACAATCCAGATATTTGTCAAAGAGTATTCGGTGTGATGAAAAACAAAGTTGCAGATTTCTCATCATTACATATTGACAATATAGAACCTTTGCAGTAT